TGATAACTTTCACAAACATCACTACAAACAATGTGAGTTCCTCTCTACACGGATATGCTCCTAAAGGAACAGGGGCATCAACAGATTTCTTGAACGGCACAGGTGGGTATAGTGTCCCCGCAGGATCATTTACTCTAGCAGGGGCCAACATCGTACCCGTCCCCTTTGGAGTAAATTTTGCAGGAAACTTCAAAGGCAAGTCCGTATACTTAGTGCTGTATGCTTCCAGCATTATTGCACAGGGTAGTTCTTTCAAAGTTAGGTTTGATACATCATCGGGAGCAGGAAATACAATCATCGCCGCCAGCGTTGTACGTCGGACTCTACCTAACTCCACCGTCTGGTTGGACAGCACACCCATCACCTGGGGATCCTCAGCCACGCCAACTTTTGGTCCATCCACGCAAAATTTAAGTGATGCAATAAATGTAACAATTGATACAAATCACGACTACTACATCATCACCTATATCGATCCTGCCTCGGATGCAGCAGCGACTCAGCCACAAAACACAAATGGCACAGCTCCGGCCGGTCAAGGATTTTGTGGAGACAATAACGGAGACAACACAGCAACAGCTGATGCCACATCTTTGGGCATTAGTCAAACCTGCGTAGCCTATGGCCAGGTGAGGATAGCATAATGCCTTTGAAATTCTACACCTATCTCTGGCTTCGCGTTGATGGAACACCCTACTCTGTGGGAAAGGGTTCGGGGTGCCGAGCATTTACAAGCCATGCTCACGCAGTTAACTGTCCTGATGTATCACGTATAAAACTTCAATATTGGCCGGACGAAGCGACTGCCCTCGCTTATGAGATGTACTACATAGATTTTTATGGACGCAAGGATCTGGGAACAGGCTGCTTGAGAAATCATACTGATGGTGGTGAAAAACAATTTGGCCGCATTTATGGTCCCGTGTCGCAGGATACTAGAAGGAAATTGAGTGAGGCTGGCAAGGGGAACAAATATAGTTTAGGTCACGTCCACACTTTGCAAACTAAGATGAAAATGAGTGAATCACATAAAGGAACCAAATGCCCGAAAGTCAGTGAAATCAATAAAAAGAGAAAAGGCAACTATACTGAGGAGCATCGAAGAAAAATCAAATTCTTCACTTTGATGAGAAAAAGAAACTCCTCCGGAATATTCCTAAAAAAGGAGGCAGCTTATGCCAATTCGTAGCCGCGCGCAGCTAAGATGGTTAGCAGCTAATAAATCTAAGATAGGCGGAGAACAAGGATTCGAAGAGTGGGCCGCCGCAACACCGAGTATCAAGAGTCTACCCGAAAAAGTTAAACCAAAAGGAAAAAAGAAAAATGGCAAACGATAGCTTGGCCCGCGGAGCAGCATCAGCAAATTTTGCAGTGAGCAATAACAAATTGACTGATCTGGAATATGATCTCCGGGTTGGTAAGATTTCTCAAGCAGAACATGATTTTCTCCTGGCAAAATCCAGTAAAATTAAATCTAAAACCTCTGACTAGAGGTTACATTTCACATGTCTAAGATTGTTGATGCGTTACAAACATACACACCCGCCCCAGTTGGCGGAGCAGGAACAAATCCTGATATTTTCCAATACAACCAGCTCCCCTTTGCACCCTCCGGCATAGCCGCACCCGGTGCAGTTTCCCTGAAAATCCCCGGCACAGCCCGTCTGGATGGTAAGATCTTCAAGGTTACAGCCTCTGGCAATGTAACTGTTGCGGGTCAATCCCCCACCGTTCAGGTCACTCTCTATGCCGCACTCCCTGGTGGAAGCAACGTTGCTCTGGCAACTTCTTCTGTTCGCGCAGTAACTACGGGCACCTCTGCTCCTTGGACAATTGAAGCCGATTTGCAAGGCGACCAGCTTTCTGGTATCCTGCAGGGTTGGTTTTCTGATGCTATTGCATCTCTTGTTGACACGCAGGCCGCTCTAACGAATGGTCTGACTGGTGTCAATTTTGGAACCAATAGTGCCAGCGGTCAGTCGAACGGTGCATCATATCCTACTTCAGGATATCTGCCAACTAACGCTGGCGATGAACCGGTGATCACTTTGCAAGTTGCTATCACGTTTGGTGTGTCTAACACGGCCAACACAGCAACTTTGAAAGAGTTCTACGCTTCTTCACCTAGCTGCTAATTTCCAAGCCGATAGCCGTCCCGTAGTCCCAAAAGGACTACGGGATCTTCTTTGTAGAGGAACAATATGCACAACGAATCTCTCGCAGCTCATGCCCTATCGGGCAAAGATAAGCCAAAAGGCAAAGCAAAGAAAGAACTCCACAAGATGCACATCACCAAAATGAAATCCGGAGGGTATCATGTCATGCACGAGCATGTAGCCCATCCTCCTGAGGAACATGCTGTCCCCGATACTGATGCTCTTCATGAGCATATTGAGGAACACATGGGTGAGCCCAATACAGGGGAAGCTTCGGCAGCACCGACAGGACCAGAAGCCGGGGAATAATGGCTGATAGAGTTAAAAATCCTTCCTTGTACCGAGCAATCCATCACATGAACAAAGGTGGATTGCATCGTGCCTTAAGGCGTTCCTGAAAATGAAACAATCCCTCAGGAAAAGATTGAAAAAGCCAAACACAGTAAGAATGCCCACTTGGCTCACATGGCCAATTTTGCAAGCACACTAGAGGGATTACACCACGGGAAGAAGTAAACCTATCCAACGATTATTGGAGAAGACAATTGGCCGCTGTTTTAGACGAATTTAAACCCACAATTCTAGCAACATGGAAGACCTACAACATCTCTCCTGACAAGGGATGGGCACTCCGTCGTAAATGCCAGAAAGATGGGTTCTTTCTTTCCACCATTCTGCAATATCCTGATTTTGTTAAGACCACACATCAGGAAGTTTTTGATTTCTTTGTCCAAAAAGATCCCGATGCAAAAGATTTTAAGACTTTTGCTGAATCAGTCCCGGGTAACCATGATGATTTGCTGATGCTTTGTCGTGGTGGGTTCAAATCTACTGCCGACATAGTGGACACCATCCAATGGATTATATGTTTCCCCGACGTTCGGATCAATATCATGACCGGGACTCAACCTCTGGCCATAGAATTCATTGATTTGATCAAAGATCACTTCAAAACCAACAAAGATGGATCCCCGCAATTAGGGTTTGATGGAAAACCTCGTCTCTTCCAGGTGTTATTCCCTGAATTTTGCGAAAAAGATCCTGGTAGAGGCACAGATTGGACCACTCCGGCACGTCGAAAGGCAGTTGCGGGACCGACTATTGTCGCCACAGCTGTGGATATGAATACCACGGGAACTCACTGCGATATCCTGAAAATAGATGATGGAACCACGAATGCCAACACTCACACACCGGATCGCATTGTAACCGTTAACAAAAACATCACTGCAGCTCGACGCTTGGTGGAACCCTTTGGATTCAAGCTGCGCATTGGCACTCCCTACGCTGAAAAAGACAATCTGTATGCCACGGTTCTCGACGAAGAAAAGAGAGCAAAGCAGGGGAAGGCTTCCTTGGTTAAGTGTTTAATCCGTCCAGCGTATTCTCTAGCACCAGGTTATGAAGACAAGATGCCAGATGAAATTACACCAGAGATGGTGAACGCCGGGATCTGTAAATTGTGGTTTCCTGAGCGCATTACGTTGGATTATCTTCAACGCGAATATGCAGACAGTTTGAAATCCGATCCCAAGAGTTTCTTTTCACAATATCTTTTGGACTTGAAGAAGGCTAACATAGCAAAATTCAATCGTGAGAAGATGGTTCTCGCTACAGTTCCATGGGATCAAATCCCTAAATTGATTCGGAGAGGGACAGGTCAAGGTGAGATATTCCAAGCCTGGGATCTAGCCTATGGCAGCGCGGAAAGCAATTCTGATTTTTCAGTGGGCATCACTGGTCTTTTTATTCTTGGCCGAGTGTTTATCCTCGACCGTGTCAGAGATAGATTTAACGAAGATGAGATCGCTCCGGCCATAGCTTCCTTTGCCCATAAATGGCGCCCAGCTCGCATAGCGGTTGAAGACACACATGGCACCCGTTGGCTAAAAAATCCCATCAACATATCAATGAATAGTTTGGGTTTCAACACATTTGTTGAATTTGTCAGTGTGTCCCGTGGTGTAAAATCTAACGGGAAAGTGGAACGAGCCAAGCCAGTGGTCTATCTTCTCAACGTTGGAAGGTTGCTTTTCAGCCTGGAAATTCCTGACATCAATCAGTTGTACGACGAGATGGAAGAGTTCCCGCCAAAATCTAGTGGCAAGGACGACACGGTTGATGCTCTTAGTATGCTGATCAACCACTTCGCCTCATCTGAGTTGTACGAAACCACAGAAGTCCCCAGAATTTCATCCAGTCCGAAGGAACCTCAATTTGAGGATGATTATAATCCCGGTCTTTACAGTCACTTTTTTGATAAACCAGTTGAGGTAGTCCCACAAGGACCCGTCATCCTGCGTGACACAGATTTGGAAGATTTGATGGGGAATTAGTTAGAGGATACATTTATATGGCAATACTTACACCTGATGGATTAACATCCCGAACTCTTTCCCGAGAAGATTACAACGCTGATGGTACACTAAGAGATAAGGCCTCCGAGCTGAGTTTGGTGGTCCAATCCGCCGAGATTGCAGCTAACTGGATTGGCTCCAATGATTGGGCGCTGATGTGGCGAGACGCGGACATACTTTATCAAGCTCCCCGTCCCATGGAAATCTATGAAAACACCTACATCCCTGCTCCTAATGCTCAGAGATTTACCGTTGGCAAGGTGGTCAACAGCATTACACCTACTCTAGCAAAGGGATTGTTTTTTAGTGATCCGCCGTTCCTGATGCGACCGCGTCCGGGTACAAGCGAAGATATTGTCCTCGCTAAAACTGGATTGTTTCGTTTTTGCTTAGAGCAGATGTGTTTCAAAAAAGAAATTGTATTGGGTTTGGATCAATTTGCTCTCCTCGGTACTTCCATATTTAAATGGGGAGTGGATGTTTGCGAAGAGACCACTTATACACGTTCATCTTCATCCACTCAAGCCCCCGTGGGTGAAATGGCCAAGCCGGTGGAGATTCCAGTTGATGAGAAACCAAAGATTACTCCCCACAAAAAAATAGTCACCCGGCCCTGGCTGATGAACAAAGATATCCGCAATGTTTTTGTTGCTCCAAATCTTAAAGTTCCCGACATCATGCAGGCTGATTACGTTATTGATCAATCCTACATGGATTTCTATCAATTATCAGCTTTGAAGGATGATCCTCGCTACACACTTCCAGAAAATTTGATAGATCTATTCTTCACGCCAGCGGAAACGAACACAACTCCTGGTCCGAGTTCAGCTGAGCAAAACTCTTCTCCTCGTGGTGTGATACATCACGGCGCTGATGACACTCAGTACAACAGTGGTGATCCGCTGATGAAGAAACTGGAAGTGCTGGAGTACCAAGACAACAAACGCGTAATCACTGTACTGAATCGCAAGCATAGGATCCGCAGTGAGGAAAATGAATTTGGTTGCATAACCTATTTTTCAGGCAACTGGTGGAATCGTCCAAAAGCTTTTTGGGGAGTAGGATTGGGACAGTTGCTTGCCGGTAACCAGCGCATTGATCAGGCCACAATTAATAGCATCCTAAAAATGCTCGCTTTTGGTGTGAGTCCTGCCTATCTGAAATCCACGGATAGTGGCGCTGTTACTCAGATGATCCGTACAGGACTGGGCAAAATCATCATGGTCAATGGCGATGTAAATAAAGCCTATAAGCTGATGGAAACCCCCAAAGTTCCAGCTGAAGTGTGGGGAGCACTCCGTGAATCCCAGGAGGCATCAGAAACAGTTTCAGGTGCCGATGGAACGCTGATTGGTGGTAGTGCTAAAGGTCCGACCAGCGGCATGGGAAGATCAGCAGGAGGAGCAAACATATTAGCCACAGCATCCTCTTCTCGTCTAGAGGGACCTCTGGACCACTTTATTGATGGTATATTTGTTCCCTTCCTCTACAAATTGGATGAATTGATCTTCCGCTACATGCCTGACCATGAAATCAAAGAGATTATTGGTAAGGAGCTGGGTGATGAATTTATTAAGTTGCTGGATATGGAAGATTTTCACAGCAGCAAAGTCACAGTTAATGTCTTGGCTGGAACTTATGCTTCCGTTCGTCAGAACATGGTTCAATCTCTAACTTTGCTGGGACAGGTGCTAGAAAATCCCCAGTTGCAGCAATTCATGGGTGAAATCCACGGAGAGTACTTTGACCTCCGGACCTATGCTAAAATGTGGTTGGAAGCAAGTCAATGGGGAGACACTCAAGATCTGATTAAGAAGCTGACTCCTGATATGAAGCAAGCTATGCAAAAGAAACTGCAGGCAGCACAATCCGGTCCGGCACAAGCTCAGGCCGCTTTGCAGCAACAAAAGTTTGAACAAAATCAACAGTTAGAAGATCAAAAAACTGACAACAGAATCAAACGAGACATCACGCTGGAAGCTGCTCGCAGCTCAGCGGGTAAGGAAGCGTTGACTGGTTCTCCCGGAGAAGGAGAAGGATTCGGAGGAAGTACACTAGAATAATATGCCCATTGACCCTGAGCTACAATTAAACCAATCTGAGAGAGCATCTCTGGTAGCGTACCTTCGTACTGAAGGATTCGCTGCTCTTCAAAAACTTTGTGTGTTACAGATCGCTGAGTTCGATTTGGCACTAAAAAATACCGATCCAAGTGAAGAGAAGAAAGTTCTGGCCGCTCATGTAATATCAAAAGCAGCCTCTCAATTCTACGCTGGATTGATTAACAGAATCAACGAGGAAGATGCATATTTCCGCGCTGAACAGCCACAAAAAACGACCGTAGAAAAACATGCAATTACAGACATTTTAACCGAGGAATAATATGACCACGACCCCAGAAGCAGTAGCAAACGAAGAACAGAAAGAGAAAACATACGAGTACAAATTGACTGACGACAAAGGCAATACCTTTGGCACACCACAGGTCATAAAGTACAAAACTGAGCAGGAACTGGTGGACAAATTGGCCAACGCTCACATCCAGGCATCCCGCTTCATCAAGACGCTTAAAGAGGAACGCGGTCTGGATCTTAAGGATATGCCCTTGGATCTCCCCAAGCAGCGGCAAGTACGAAAACTTGAGCCTCGTGAACTCACAGCAGATGAGAGATTTGTCATACAGCACGATCCCTCTTCTGCTGAAGCATTGCGCCTCGCGGCTGAGGCAACCTTTGGCAAACCTGAGGATGTTAGAGCCAACATCGAAATCCAGGCTGAGAACTCCCAGGCCATCAGATGGGGATTGGAAGCACGAGCTTTTGTCGACGAAACACCGGATTTTCATTCCACGGAGGAAAACGGCCAGATCCTTTTGAAATTACTGACTAAACATGGTCTTGCAATCACAAAAGAAAATCTAAAATACATATTCAAGAAGGCGAAAGAGGCTGATTTGCTTCAATCTCCTCCCACTGCTACCTCGGACGTGCCGGTAGAAACGCAACCGGCAGAAGATGCGGATCCAGCGATTCCTGCGGTTCCAGCTTCGGCAGCAAAGCGGCCTGTTACTTCATCTGGCCTCAACAGAAGGAACTCTACCAGCAGTGGTGCTGGACCAGTTGCTCCTCCTGTAGGGAAACCAAAGCAGTACACCAAGGCTGAGATTGCTAAGATGACGTCTGAGGAATACAAACGATTAGTTCAAATTCCTACAAACCTCTACGAAGCTTCTCAACGCGGGAGATAATTCTCCACGAGGAAACTTAAATGTTTGCTGCATCACAAAATACAAGCAATCTACCCCAGGCTACAATCACGTACTGGGATAAGTTGTTCAGGGAAAACCTGAAACAACAGACGCCATTCGTCGCTATCGCAGAAAGGCTGGATCAGCCAATGCACAGCGGCATCAACAGGGAACTGTTCCAATATGTTCCATTTCCAGGCAATCAGAACTTCACATCTGAAGGCGTTGTGTCAGCTCCTATTGCTGCTCAGGTCATCTCGAAAGGTATGACTCTCGGCACTTTGGCTGATAACGTAACGTTCTCCAGCCTCTCGTTGGCTGCTGCTCTTGACGAGCCAGTTGTTAACGTTGGCCGTGAATTGGCTTATCGCCTCGGCGAATCCCTTTCTGGATTCACTCGCGCCATCTTCGATGCTGGCGTGTCCGTGGATCCTAGTGTCAGCGTAAAGCTGGCTGCAACTTCTCTAACCGTGTTCCAGACTATGGCACTGCAGAATCTTCGTAATGCCGTGCAGTCTCTAGCCGGTCGCGCAGTGAAACCCTTCGATATGAAGAGCGGCACCTATGCGGGCGTAATTTCTCCCTTTGTGATTGGTGATGTCACCGCTCAGACGGGATCTAACTCGGTCAACGCTTCCCCTATCGACCTGTTGAAATATCAACCGGATGGTATCGCGAGGATGGATGAACTTGTCTCTGCTGATGTGACGGAAGTTATCGAATTTCCTTCCACCAGAATTAGATTCTTCCAGACCAATCTGGTAACCAACACACCCAACTACAATCCGGGTACTGGTGCAGTCACGGGCTTAACGGCTCTGCGCACTTACATCACGGGTCGCGATGGTGTATTCGCTCTGCGCCTTGGTGCACCGAATGACACTGAGTATGGTGATGGTAACTACCAGAACATCGATGTGCACATCCAGCAAAACGTTGGACCGTCTAGTTACGATCCTTCTGGTTTGATCCCTGGTTTCTGCTCGTACAAAGTCAACTACACAGCATCGTTGGGTCCTGACCCGACGCTGCGTTACAGATTGATCGATTCAGCATCCGCTGTGTCCTAATCTTTCCTTGGGTGGCAACCTAGAAAAGTCTCCTATGAAAATGGGGGACTTTTCTTTTTGTAGTATTAATCAGAGTTGGTGTATTCGTTCATTTCATTCATGCAGGGATCGGCGCCATCGCCGATCCCCCTCCTTTTAGCTAGGGGATCTATTTGTAGACCCTATGCTTCCTAAAATTCAACACAATCCCTACAATGACAATTGTGCATGCCGTCGATGCACGAGCGATCCCACAGCAGATTACGCAAAAGAGGTCATGGGACTACGACCAGAAGAACGCGATCCTATGCTCCTTGCAGCAATGCAAGATCTGGAACAGGCCACCCGTCACCGCAAATCCTCCTCTGAAACTGAAGAAGCTTTGTGCCAACAGAAGGAATTGTCCTTCTCTCAGACCAGGGAGTACCGCTGGCTACAAATGGATGATTACCGGGATCAAAAATCCAGATTGATATTTCCCCAGCATTCTTCAAAGTTCCTCAACACGCTGAGAGAGGTGGCTCCTAACCTCCAGGCTGAGTATCGCGGTGGAGTTTACCGTGGGTTGCTCGCTCTTTATGTGCTACCGAGATTCCCTGCTTTGCAGGATGATGGAACATACCAGAAGATTCCTGTATTTGCTACCGGGGTGCAAGCCGGGATGATGCCAGCATATTCAGTTGTCCGTTTTGATCACCATGCTCTCCCTACAAATGAAGCCTATCGAGGATATTGGACTGTCCTCATACGTCTTATTCTAGATGGGCACATTACCGAAGAACAAGCATACCAGGGGTGGGGACGGCCACCTGGCCCTGCTGGTGAAAAGACACGAGCTTTGCTCTACAATTTCCGCAATACAAAATAACAAATCCATTTACAAGGAACAACAAACATGTCAACAGAACCAAAGAAAAAGACCTCAGAAGAAATTGATTTAGAGATGAAGCTTCTGCTTTTGGAAGAAGCGCAACTCAAAGTCCAGACCCTCAAAATCGACAACGAAACCAAGAAGATGAATGAAGCCAGTCGTTTAGATGTAGCTCGTGGAAACGGAGTCATCCTAGAAGATGCTGCCCGTGTGAATAAAGGCAAATCATCCATTTGCACACATCGCAAGGGTGGCACAGATTTAAACGGGCTGGATGGTAATGGCGACTCATCGGAGTACGCTGTGTGGAAAGTCCAGTGGTTTGACAACACCACATGGATCCGCTGCCTTCGCTGCGGGAAGACTTGGAAGCCTGTACGTTTGGAGCAATTCACTAATGCTGTGGATTTCCGGGGCAACAAAGTGTACGCTGCTGCTGCTGAAGCGAAAGAAGCATTTGAAGAGGCTCGTCGGGAATACCGCGAGGCTTGCGCTTTCTCTACAAAGAATCAAACTGGTGGAACGGCGTCAGTAACTGTTATCAACAAAGAGAAGTGGAATACTATCATGGATGGTATTGATCTCCGCTAAAGACGAGAGCTCAGCAGGGTAGCAATACCTGGGTCTCCTCTCTTACTGTGGTAGAGCTGGGATCCACAGGATAATTTATGGCTAATTCGACATACAAATTGCAAGATATCCTAAGAGATGCTCAGAGAAATGCTGATTGCGCTCCCTCCCTGAGCACAGGTGGATCTAGCGATCAGCCAATCCTTAGTATTGCGGACGATGTGATGACGGCCTTGATTCAGGGTGGTCCCAATGGCGAGAGCATGAATTGGAAGTGGAATCGTCTTCTAGTCGCTCCCTTCCCAACCATAACCTATCAGCAAGACTATGCCACAAACACATTCAATTGTGCTTGGTTGGAATATTGCTGGATGGTTGATGTCAATTCCACAATGACTCCCAAACGTCAGATAAGATTGGAAGTTCGCACGGATCTGGAAGAGAGCTACATCCCCGGATCTTGGCAAGCAAAAATCTGTTGGCTTCCTAACAGCCAACTTAAGTATGGAGTGTGGGGAGAAGCATCTCTGCTCAACACCGACGGTCAGGTCAACCCCGGCCCTGGTGTTGTGTACACCAATCCTGTTGGCACAGCCGGATTGACTCCTGTGAATCCTATCACACAAGTTTTTGATGCTGCCACAGGAACCTACTGGGTGGTCACGACCTATGGAACATGCGGCAATACTGCTCCCGTGTGGAATCCCACTCCTACATATCCCAGTGTAGCTAATCCAGCAGCTGTCGCATCAACTGTAACGGATGGCACCACAGTTTGGACTGCTATTAACCCTGATGGGCAGGGTTGGCGCTTGTCCCCCGTTCCCAGTCAGACATCGGTTGTCTGGTTGATACATCCTGTTGCTCAAAAATACCCTGTACGTTTCATGTCTTTATCACAATCTCTGGACCCTGTCCCGGACAATTTTGTTTCTTATTTCAAAGCTGGAGTCTTTGCTATGTGTCACGGTAGAAACCCTGACATGAAGATCCGAAAGAAATACGAAATGGAATACCAGATGTGGCTCAAGAGTTTGGATCTTGCTGCTAAAGCAGGACAGCGGGAGACACAAGATTATGGATTCATCCCTGGTGGTGCTTGCATGGATGTCAGTGGCGGATCTTGGGTGACTTCGGCAGCTTGGCCGTACCCTGGTAGCCCATTTGGTGGTTTCTAATGTGGGGCGTATACAAAATGCCTGATCTTACATTTCACGTGGTTCCAACAGTGGGAAAGACTGACACCGTTGCTCCTCCTCATATTTTATCAAAGAGTTGTGTTTGTAACCCTCGTTTAGAGGAAACGCTGAGAAACACTTTTGTGCATGAGGAAATTAATTAATGCCTAGCATCATCCAACTCGGGAAGACAATGACGTTTGCCTCCGCTAACTGCTGGGGACGATCCTTTACTACATATCCCGGTGATGAGCCGGCATTGACAGCTGCTAATCTGGTTAAGCAGACCATGCTGTCAGCTCCATTTGTTTGGCCCTGGAATCGTCAAGTCATCACTTTTAACACAGTGATAGGACAACAAGATTATGTTGAAGCTGTTTCTACGTTTGGTTGGATTGAAAGTGCATCATTCCAGGACACTGGTGTAACTCCTCACAAATGGAGACAGATGGGGAATCGCATCTCTTTAGAGTTGGATAGCACAGCCGGACAACCGGACAAAATTGCTGCCCAGTTGGATGACAACACCGGAAACATCACATTCCGTTTAATGCCCGTCCCCGATGCTGTGTATCCAATCAGCGTCACGATACAGAAGAATCCCGTGTTATTTACAGCCACAACTGATACGTGGACACCAATTCCAGATCGTCTATCTCAAATTTACACCTGGGGATTCCTCTCGCTTATGTACCTGTTTTCTGATGATCCACGATTCGCCTCTGCGAACCAGAAGTTCATTGCTAATCTCTTGGCTGTTGCCCAAGGATTGACTGACACACAGGTAAATATTTTCCTAAACGACTGGGCCAGCATCACTGGTGATCCGCAAGTTCGAGAGGCGCGACTCCAGCAAGCTCATGGCGCTAGAGGAGTCTAAGAATGTCTAATCCGCTGCAACCCAGTGGCGCCCAGGCCCAGAAACCCACAAGATTTGCTCCTCTTTGGTCCAATGAGTTCTTCTCCGGTTTATGGACACAAAGATCTCCTTTGCGAGATGCTGCTACTCCATTTCTATATGGAAAATTCTACGGTGCCACTCGTTATGAGTCATTAATAGATGGTCTGAATGTAGAGATCAGTCCTCGGCTCACTTTGATTCGACGTCCAGGAAATTCTGTTTACAATTCCCAAACATTCACGGATGTCACTCGCTTCTATGACTTTCGTGCGTTCAGTGATGATGAGGAGATTATCCACACCATTGTGGATACAGCAGCAGCTGTGTATGATGGCACTGGACCAGCCACTCAACTTCTACTCAAGAACAAGCAGCCTTCTGCCGGGAAGACTTCTTTCGTGGGCGTGGGCGAGAACCTCTACATGGGTGATGGAACTGCTACTGCTCAGTGGCAGCAATCTGTAAGCACATGGCAACCCTACACTGTGTTTGATACATCAAACTTCATTGTTGACACAAACAATTCCATTCAAAAGTCTCTGGGATTAACTGCAGCCATTGTTGATCTACAATTAAATGACAACATCCTCACAGTTGATTACAATTCCTCCCTGCAGTTATTCAACGTTGGCGACACCATAAATCTTATAGATTTGACGGTGGCACCACAGTTCAATGATTTGTCCTTCACTGTTGTAACAGCTGCAGCTGGGACTTTGACTGCCGCCGTTGGACACCCAGGTTTGGGGATTGCCTTTTTGGAGACAGGTTATGTGTTCAACACGGCTGTCCCCGGAACCACAGGAGGAACTCAACCCACTTGGAACAGCATCCTTAACGATGTGACTTTGGACGGGACACAAGGATGGCGCTGCAGAGGGAGCAGCGTTATGAATTGGGGATTGAAAGCTCCTCTGGTTGCTCCTGTTGTGGCTAACGCAGTAAACACAACTTATCCTGTTTGGGCCGCGAACACTTATTACAATCCCGGATTGACAATTGTTGATAGCAATGGAAATATTCAGACTCTTACTCATGATGGCACTGCGGGAGGTATGCAGCCTAGTTGGAATGCTACTCCTGGTGGCACCACCACGGATGGAGGAGCAACCTGGACTAATGGCGGTACCGCGACGCGGCAAACAAATCATGCTTATGCCGTTGGGGATCTCATCTCTGTCAGTTGGAGTCAAACCATAACAGTTGATTTGGGAGGAGCAGGTGCTCAGAACAGCGATATTCTTCTGCTTCCCAATGCTCAGCCAGGCAATGATACGGGACTGACCAAGGCGGTCAGCTACTCTTATGTCGTGACTTTTACTGACATTTTCAAATGCATTATTGAAGGCCGTAGTAGCGCAAGCGCCACCGGTGTCATCCCCTGGGTTAGTGGCACTGGCAGTACCGTTAGTGATGGCACAGTTATGTGGCAAAATGCTGGTGTGTCCTCAACTTGGCTAACGGCCAACGGAGGAGCATCTTTAGCGAGTACACCATTGGTGCTGGAGACACAAATCGTCGACAGTAATGGAAATCTTCAGACAATCACGGTCCCCGGCGTCACCGGAGCCACGGCTCCTGCTTGGAGCAACGTGCTTGGCGGCACGACAGTGGATAACACCGCGACATGGTCTACAGGGACAGCTGTTGAGGCTGGGAATTCTTTTCCCTGGGTTTATGGATACACATTTGCAAGTACAGTTACTGAGGATGAAAGCAGCATGTCTCCTATCAGTTCTCCTATTGTGCTGCAGGCAGGGAACTTCATTCAAATTTCAGGATCCGTCAGCACAGAAATCCCGGCTGATGTTGTTAGGATTTACCGCAGCGTGCAAAATACCACAGCTCCCTTGTTCCGGCTAGCGGAGATCCCTCTCCCACTTAGAGTAGGGAGCAATATTATCCCAGACAGTGACGGTACAGCACTCACCTGGACTTTTGAAGGGCAGGGTATGACCTTTGTTGCCAACGATGGAGCTAACACTGGAGGAGCATGGGAAGTAACGGGTGTGGGGTTGCCCTTGATCGCTTCAGCATTCTCTACCCCGTTTGTAGTTGTTCCAGGGAACACATACACATTTTCAGCTTATTCTCAACACACAGGAGCTTCCGGTGGGACTCCCGTCTGGTCTGTGCTCAGTGCGGATAGACTGACTTCTTATGCAAGTTTTTCGGGATATGTTGCCACTCCATTCCGTCAAAGCGTGACTTTCACAGTTCCTGGTGGTGTAACGCAAGTTGTTATTGGTGTTGCTGTTGCTGGGACTACTCCCTCAGCCGGGGCAGTGCTGACTTTCTCAAATCCCCAGTTCGAATCCGGAGGTAGCGCGACAGTATATCGTGCCACGTCTCCTTTGGCTGGTGGAGGCAACTGGAACTATGCCGATACATCCACCGATTTGGATTTGAACCAATTTATTGAAGGACCCATTGCAGGAGCTAATAATCCTCCCCTACAAAAACTCAACCATCTGACCTTTCACCTTGATCGCGTATTTGGTGCGGTTGGACGCACAGTTTATTACAGCGGAGGTCCGGATACACTAACGGGCAACGGTAACTCTGCCTTTCCACCCCTCAGCAAATTTACTTATCCCAGTGCTGTCACTAAACTGTGGCCCAGCACCTTTGGATTGCTTGTGTTCACCACTGCGGATATATACGTGATCAGTGGACAGGGCACCCAGTCCTCTATCCTTTTCAGTGCTCCCTATTTACCTGGATCAGGTCTTCTTAGTGAAGATTGCTTTGCTATGAGTGGGTCATTGGCATACATATTCACCAGCGATAGACAGCTCTTGACGTTGGATCCTGCCTCTGGACTGGCTGAACCGGGATTCCCCATCGGAGATCAACTTAAGAATTTTGATCCGAAAAATGCATACTTAGCATGGCTTATCAATGGTGATGACAAGGGTCTATTCATTGCTGATGGAAGCACTGGATGGTTCCGGTTAAATCCCACCCCAGCGCCCGAAGTCGGCTACACGTGGTCTCCAAAGGCAACCATCGTTGCTGCGGGAGGTTGTGGAGCAATCGGTGTGTCAGAGATCACTCCCGGAAATCGTCGTTTGCTTGTTGGTCCTATAAATTCTGGACCAATCCTCGAAAGAGATTTGTCTGTTAACAGCGATGATGGAGTCGCATATGGAGCGACAGCAACAGCAGGTAGCATTGTGCAGGCTGTCCCGGGGCAAATCGCAGTACCCGTGTTTGTTGCGGCAGATGAAATTGCTGTGGGAACAAAAGTTGGAATTGGTGTGCTCCTGGATGAAATTAATGGAACATTCCTTAATTTGTCTCGGGCGGTGAATGATCCCCCAGGATTTGCGCCTTCATCCAGTTTGTACAGCAACCGCTATTATTTGAGCGAGACTGGTGAACCTCAAGAATGCCGCCATATGCAGGTAAAATTTACCTGGATAGCGGAAGATCATCCAAATGAGCTGCTTTCCTTTACCTTATTTGCGGGATTTTATCAAGAGGCTTAATGAATAATCCCAAAGATATTCCAGTTAAGGATCCGGGGATTAGCCCCAACACCCCTGCTCCAATTTCTACAAAGAGTCCTTTTTATCGGGGTCCTCTTCCTAGTGCTCCCGACAACTCTTTACAGCAAGCACAAGCTACACGGGGAAACGTTCCTCAGACAGCTGTTGCTCCTTTGACTCCTCTTTTTCAGCAACCACCAAATGCTGTTCCGCCTGCCGCAGCCCCCGCCGCAAGTACAAGCAGTACATCATCAGTCATTGATTTTCAGGGACCAGGAGCTCCTCTTACAGGGGACAGTACAGATCAAACAGTTTACTCCTCAGTGATCGATGCCGGTAAAATTGCTGCTGGTAAGGGGTTTAAAGTTACTGCATTCTTTTCCCGCTCCTCTGGTAGCACAGCCACAATCTACAATCTGTTCCTAGGCTCTGCTTTGATTGAGACCTTCACGCTAACACCACAATTAACAGTCAACCAGACTATGCAATGGACGATTTTCAACAATGCTGGAAGCACATCTTCGCAGAGTTGGGCACGTTGGGCAATATTTGTGGATCACACTGCAACTGTCCCGGGATGCCAGGCTGGAACATTTACTGCGGATCTATCCGTATCCCAAATTTTGAAATTCACATTTAATGTAGCTAACCCGGATCAACTAACTCCGGTGCAATGGCTCATAGAGGCACTATAATGCAAGTTAGAGACATAACAGACAACGATCATCAAACTCTGCAGGATTGGATTGAAAACGACCCCGATCATCGGGACACAAACTTGGAGTTCTTCACGCAAGCTCGTGGATTGACACATGTTTGGGAAGATCAAGAGGGGACTGTGATGTTCGTGAAGTTGAGCAAGAGTCTTCGAATTGACATCCAATTTGATGAGAACAATGAGCAACGCAACGCTCAAACCATTGTTGCGGGATTACCAGTCTTAGCTGCCCAGGCCCGGGATGCTGGATTTGAGGAGATTATTTTTTGCTCAAAATCTCCAAAATTAGTTGCATTTTTGAGAAAGATATTCAAATTTCAGGCCGAGCCGGATGAATTTCGACTCTCGCTCATATAAGTAGGTGAAGACATGTGTGGTGGAGCCAGCAAAGAACAAAAACAAATAAGCAGTGAGCAGAACGCTTACTACGCTGTCATGACCCAACAGGCCCAGGCCGAATTTGGGATGGCCAGCGGCATATTCAACATGCTGAAGGGAACCTTCGGTCCAATTTTACAAGCTGGACCGAATCAGCAAGGATTCAGCAAACCCGAGCTGGATACTTTAAATGCTCAGGCTATCAACCAAACTGGCGCCAATTATGCCAAAGCTGCTCGTGCTGTTAATGAGTCTCTAGCCGCTCAAGGCGGGGGAAACGTCAAAATTGATTCCGGTGTAAACGAAGAAATCAAAGCACAAGTTGCTGAATCAGCTGCTGAAACTTCTTCTAAAGAAGAATTAGGGATCCAGCAAGCAAATTTTGATACGGGAAGACAAAATTTCCTGACTGCTGCACAAGTACTGTCAGGAGCACCCAACGTGTTCAATCCGGCAAATAGCGGATCGGTTGCTGCCACGGATGCGGGAAGTGCAGCAAGTAAAACGGCTGCTGATATTACTGCTGCTAACAACTCATGGATGCAAATGGTAACCGGGGCTGTGGGCGGGGTGGCTGGCGGCTGGGCTGCAGGAGGATTCAAGACACCGGGATCTTCGGGGTCAGCATAAGAGGAATTATGGCAGAAGAAATTCAAGACACATCTAAAAACACATCTGAGGGATCACCTGAGGCAAATCAAGCCACACCAACCCCTGCTGAAACCGGAGCGGCAGCGCCTCCTCCTGCAGCTGCCCCGCAGGCCGCCATTCCTAATGCTACCATAACCGCAAGTGACAAACCATATGAAGCACACGGTATGGGAAAGGTGCTGGAGATTCTAGGCGGCGGAAGACAATACAAATACGAAGTTAATCCCGAGACTGGAGCAATGTCGAAGACAGATGTCACTGACAAAGCGGGTCTGGTCAAGGGTCTGCTTGCTCATGCTATCGTGGGAGCATTTGCTGGGTCGCAAGAACGTGGCCCGGGAGCCACGATGCGCGCATTTGGTGCCGGTGGCAATGCAGCGATGACCGCAACAAGTGAAGCTGAGGCAAGACAGAAATCTGAAGCAATTCAGAATGCTAAGAATCAGCAAGAAACTCAGCTAAACAAAGCGCACATAATGAACATGAACAGTGAAACTGCACATAATCTCCGTAACGCCGAAAAACTTCAAGGAGAGATCTTAGATGATGCTGTAGATCGCGACTCAGCCCAATTGGCCCAGATCAAGGAACTGGGAGACAGTAGCAGCATTGTGGCAGAGAATGTTCCACAGCATGAAGCACTGGCTGGCATGCAGAAGGGCACCTACAAGGCAACCAACCAGCTCTTCCTAATGAGCGGTAAAACAGAGATGAAGGATGAGCAGGGCAATACAGTTACTGATCCTAAGACCGGTGAACCAAAGATGGAACCACTGGTGACCGTCGTTAACAATGTTCAAGTTCCCTTGAGTGCTGAGGATGTTTCTCGCTATGCTGCGAGCGGTATCCCGGGATTTGCTCAAGGACAAAATCCCCCTGCCGGTCATCAAGTAGCGTTGGTGGATAAGAGAGCCTGGGACAACTTGGTACACAATGTGGAAATTTCCCGTGGGATAGCAAAAGATGTTGGAGTCACGGACGAGGAATTCAATGCTGCTGTGAAAGAGCCGGGGGCAATCAATGCCTTCAAAGCGTTCAGCAAGTACGCTGCTAATCACGATCCTTATGCTGCTCTAAAGCAAATGGAAACCGCAAAGGGAGCGGACGGGAAAACTCCACTGTATAGTGGTCGCACTCTATCAATATTGCAAGATGCCTTCGGTGGCAAGAAGGCTCTGGAATATCACAACAAGTTAGAAGGGGAAGCTGCTGCGACGAAGGAGCAAACTGTTGAAGCCGGAAAGAAACCTCAAACTTTAGATCAAGCGGTGAGCAAATCAACAACCGCAACGATTGCATATCGCGACAACCCCAATGCTGCAACGCTGAAAGCAGCGAAGGACGCCCAGCTCTATGCGGATAACCTCAAAAGAAGCGAAGTCAGCAAGGCATACAGCGAGGCCTTTGCTCGAATTGATGCTCAGAAGAAAGCTGACACAGACGATCTGAAACTCGTCGCTGCAGAATTGGTGAAACCTGACAACCTGACCTCATTGAAGGATGTGGCCAGCATGCGCGGAGATCAACGTCTTCGTTTGTTTGCAGAAGCAAAGAAATTGGATCCAAACTTTGATCAGGGACAAGTCATGAACAAAGTGAGGTTCGTGGGACAATTTACTAACCCCAATGGCAAAACAATGCAGAATATTGCATCGTTCAACACTTTTATTGAACACGCTGCTGACTTGCAGGACATCAACCAAGAGCATCGGGGGACGCAGACTGGAACCAAGGTATTGAACACCCCCCTTAACAAGTTAGAGAATGCTTTTGGATCCGCGACATACACTCGTTATGTTGCCGCGTTGGAACCGGTGCAAACAGAATACACAAATGCTTTGAAGGCGGGTTTCGCTCCGCAAGCAAGCGACATAGAAGCCGGGAAAGTCATATTGAGTCCAAGCAGCACACCAGCTCAAATTGAAGCGGCAGTAAAGCAGATGTCCCACACAGTTGTTCGCAGAGCCGACAGCGTAAACCAGGAATTCCGTGCCATAATGGGTCGGGATTATCCTGATTTGATCACACCTGATGCTCGCACTGCGGCTAACAAGCTGGGATTAGATGTAAGCAAGTACCACACTGGTGGTCAGGTAAATCAACCGGGCAGCGGCGTCGCCATTCCAAATGGAGCAACGGGCAAGGCTCCGGGTTCTGATGGGAGACTGCACTATCATGATGCTCAGGGTAAGGACCTTGGAGTTGCTCCCTAATGGAAGACCAAAATTCAGCTCCTGTAACATTGGACATGACTAAATCGATTCCCCTGGACCAGGCTCCAGCTCCGGTAACTTTAGACATGTCTAAATCAGTGCCTCTCAATCCTGCCAATGACGAGGCTCCTCATGTACAGGCAGTTGCTCCTCAGACTTTCATGCAGCAAATCACACGTGGCCCTCGTGTATCCGATATCCCTCAAGCGGATCGCGATGCTCATCCCACGTTAACAAAGATAGCACAGTGGTCTGAGGACTTGATGGATCGGACCCATTTACAAGACATTATTCCTTCCCCGAGGCAAAGCGTGGGAGCAGTAAAATCTGTTGCCCGTGACGCTATAAATATTCATAACATGGCAGTGCAGGGGTACCATGCTCTGCCTCACATTGTGCAAAAAGCCATATTGCCGGCTGTGAATCCGGATGAAGTCAAGAAATTTTCTACTCCGCAAGCATTGAAATCAGCGAACCTGGGTGAAACTGTTGGCGGTGTTTCTGCCGACACAATTGAATGGATTTTAGGTGGTGAGGTTCTGAAGGGTCTTCCTATTGTGGGCAAGTTGCTTCAGGCCGGAAAAGGAACAAAAGGATTAGTTGCTCTGGGAAAACGTGCCTTGACAAGTGGCGCTGAAAATGCCCTGCTGGGAGGAACCCAAGCAGCAGTTAAATCTGAGGGTGAGCCCACAACCACAGGGCAAGGTGCTCTACTTGGTGCTGCGTTTGGTGCTGGGGGCGAAATTGGTGGAACCACCATAGATGGCGTGCTTAACAAAGCCAAGCAACTTTTAGATAAATCAAAACTTTCAGCTGAAACCAAGATTGCTGGAAATGCTCAATTACAAGCGTCTAGACTCAAGGCTAAAATGCATATTGTGTCCCCTGAATCTAACCCGGAGATGTATAAAGCACCCGAGGAAGCCCAATCTGCGGGCACTCATGATCAAGTCATATCGCAGGAACCTCTCCCGGGCGAACAGGGAATGGTGTACAACGCCACTGAAGGCCGCATGGTTGCGAAAGCAAATCCTCCTTCCAATATTTTGTCAGAAGAAGACAAAGCAGTAGCCAAAAAATTTAATGCTGGACTAGAAGCACAAGGATCCACCAGTGCCGTTCTTCCTGCCGAGAAGCCTGCTCCGGCCTTATCGCCATCAGAAGCTCAACAAGAGGCAAAGGGATACTTAGAGAGGCTGAAAGCGGACAAAGAAGCTGGGTGGGAAACGCACCATGAGCCAGATATGTCCGTCATTACCAAAGAGGGAAAACCTGCCGGTTTTATCAGCACCCAGGATGCCACTTATATCACAGGCAAACCAGCAAAGTCAATAGCTTCTTCCCAAATTTTCCAATCAGCAGGCGGTCCGGGACAAGGCATGGGATCTCGTTTGGCTGAAGATCTTGCTGCTCACAACCGAGGTCAAGGAGATGCCTATCTGTTTTCCGATGCTGCCAACAAGATGTCAGATGAAGCAAGGGGTATGTGGCAGAAACTCCAGAGGATGCACCCTGATGAGATTTCGGTGGAACCCGGAGGGCGCTATCAGTGGGATTTACAAAAACCCCCGAAGGAATTGGAGGTTGCTGCCAGCGATATGGATGCTCATTTTGCCAAAATTCAGGCCGAAGATGCAGCTCAGGCTGCAAAAGGACCTGTGCTTACAGCTGAGCAATTAACTCAAAGATTCAGCCAATTACATGGACGGGACATTGCTGAAAAGCAAGCAAAAGCATGGAGCCCAACTGCGAAATTCGCTGCAAAGGTTGTCGCCTATGGAGCAGCAGATTATGGGGCTGATAAAATTTTGGAGTCTTGGGGCGTGCCAGCATCAGTAAGAATGGCTGCAATGGGTGCAGCTGGTGTTGGGGAATACGGATCAGTTAAGAAAGAATTTGTGGGAATGATTGCGCAGCACCCAAAAATACTTCCTGTGCTCTACAAGATTGTCAAAGGATTTGCTGGTGCTGGGCAAGCCGCTCGTCAGGCACCCTTAACAGCTCCTGCTGTGCAGGAGAGCAATCGGCCCGAGGTCCAGTCACCAATTACTCTTGATTTATCGAAGTCTGTTCCTTTGAATCAGAATTCGCCCAACAAATAAATACTAGGATAGCCAAGGTGATCCCTATCGGTGGGCATATCCAGGGCAGTAGAAACAGAAACGCGCCCCAAATTGGGGAAGTAAGGTTGACTAGAACGTGAAATTTGTCCTTCATTTTCATTTTGTTCTCTCCTGATTCATACTACGCAATCCATTTACATAATAGTTATTGTCATGTAAAAGGATCCTCATGCTCATTGAAACTTCACCATTTGAATGGTTTTCTCAGCATTTACATCTTGCGGGATGGGGCACCGTCATTGCCATTGTCTGGAAAGCATCGCGTTTCCTTACTCGCGCTGAATCTCGCCTCAAGAATGCCGAAACCAAGGGTGAAGTGGTGTACAGCATGACAACAAATCACATCCCCACATCGTTGAACGAGATCTCCACCAAGACAGATAAATCAATTGAGATTCTCCAGTCTATTGACAGCAACATAGCAATCCTTGTGGATCGAGGCACTCGTGTTTAAGATCAATTACGACAAAATCCTAAGCCAGGTTGCGGATTACCACTTGCCTATCACCGTGTTTGTGTTTTTATCAGGAGCATTCCTTCAATGGTTCCACCACCTAGATTCCACGTTTGTCGCGTTCACAGCCACAGTATTAACTGCAGTGACGGGACATGCCTTTTCCAAAGCCGGAAATAAGACGGATGATCCTGACAAAGGATAGCGCATGGCTCGTGTTCGTCGCAGCCCGGAAGAAAAGGATCATATCTTGCGTCTAGTCATCGATAATCCTGACAAGAGCTATGCTGAGATCGGCAAAATGGTCGGCATAACGGGCAACTACGTTTCTCAGATAGTGTTTCACAGCGATCATCGTGGCCTCCGCACCCAAGTGCGTGTTAGAAGAGTTCCCGCAAATCGAGACACAGTTGTGCAATACGTGGCTGCCCACCCCGAGAAAACCTACGAGATGTGTGCCCAGGAATTGGACGTTTCCCGCTACATGGTTATGAAGATTATGCGAAACAGTAGTCTAAACGGGAAACGTAGACAGCAGTCTGGTGGTCATGCGCTGGCGAGACGGACGCGGAAACATCATCGGCAGTCGGATCTACAGTTTCAGTGGGAGCAGCGCCTAGCGAGTGAGAACTTAAGCATGGGGCGGGGCACTCGTAATTGGCTATCTTACGGGCAGGACTATACTGACAGGCAATTGAGACACCGCACACCAACATTAGACGACTATGAAGGGGAAACATGAACCATATGTACACAGTGGAAGAAATCATAGTGCTGCTACAACAAGTGCAAAAAATGGGTATCGACGTTGATGAGCTCCCTGGTAGCATGACTATTGAGGAACTCCAGAAATTGGTAGATGGAGAAGATTACAATTGAACTCAATTGAAAAATGCGGCTTTGGTTCTTGCAACCTAACTGCGAGTCACACTATCCCCTGGGATGCTCGTCAAAGGTTGGGATTGGAAATAGGACCTATCCATGTGTGTTATCGTCATGCCCTGATTGTCTTGGAGTTTGTTGATCATTTGGAAAATCCCGCCAGTTATCTGGTTGGTTGGTTACAATGAGCAGCCAAAGTGAATTCCTAAAATCTTGCATAGCACTTGTAGCCTGGCGCTGGGGGGCGCAGTTTGGTCCACGTGGTCCAGTGATGATAGCTCAATGTCTTTCTAATCGCGTCAAGAGAGGATGGGGAAGCTGGTCGCAAGTGCTGAATGACATGAATAATTTCTCCTTTTTGCCGGTGGGAGAAGAACCGCAGGGATTTCCCGATCCCTGGGATCCCTCTTTTACTCGTCTTTTAGTTGAGATTGAGAAGATCTACAACGGCATTGATGAGGACCTGACTTGCGGATCATTGTTTTGGTGCGATTTGAGCAATGTCAAACGGGAGTGGTTCCTCAGTAATATTGTAAGAAATCCTGCCGAACATGGATCGGGTGCAAGTTATGGTCTCCTAACCTTTTACGTGTAGAAGGTTTTCCCCGTATCTAGGTAGAATGATATTCACTTTCGGATCTCCCAAATTATTACAATCTATCCAAGGTTCTCCTTGGTACATGCTGGAATATCTTCCCGAAAGTGATCCAGTGGCAATCATAAAACGTCTTCTTAGACAAATTCCAAAATCCTTCCGTGGTCAGGGGGTTGAACTGTTTTGCGCATTCAAGGAACGAGACCTGGATGTGTGTGAGATGCTCACTGGACCCTTCCTTTACATGCGAAGCACACACATGATTGATGTAGCAAGAATCAGCCTGAAAGTCAGGGGATTACAGGGAACACTAAACGCTGGTGATGAGATGGGAAGTCAAAATGCTCTTCCAGTGGATGACACATTTGTGCAGTCGCTAATCTTGCAAAGCAAGAAATTCCATGAAGACCGATCCCGTGGTATTGGGGGGGGGAGCTTTGTCCGGATTATGTCGGGAGATTATGCCTATTTTTGTGGGACTGTTTTATCGCTAGATCCCCCGGTAGTGGAATTAAAATTGCGGAGCAAGAGAGTTACTGTCACAACACAGATAGACAACCTGCTGTGCTTGGATCATGTCGCCAGAAGAGAATATTTTTATGATAGAAACTGATTGGATGGATCGCGTTTCCTACGGACAGGATCCAGACAAAGCAACGTTGGGAGATATCCTTGTCTCAGTTGAGACGCAGGATCCCGGGACTACGGAGAACGGGTTCTTGGCATACATCAAGGAAAACCCTGGCCGAGTGCTAGAGTGTCTTAAATCCCTGCCACCCTTGGATCAAGATCTGATCTTGTCATATTACTGGCTGCATCGGAGTCAATATGCATGTGCTGCTATGTTTGGCGAAGCTCAATCAAAATGCAGCAAGCGGTTGAAATCTGGTGTGGAAGTTGTGTGCCACCGCATACTGTTTGGGCCACCAACAAGAAAGAAATTGGAAGAGATTTTGAAGATTACACAAAAAACAAAGATCAGCGGCTACCCGGCTGCGGAAATCCTGATCGAATTTGCCCAATGTGGATCTTATCGGAAGATGGAAAAGTATCATATCACCCGGCCCCAGATCAAAAGATTCATATGGCAAGTGGCGGAACGGATAGAGAAGAGATGCAACAGCACTGAAAATCGTGCTCTAATAGCGTGGCTGTTGGGGTTGTTGCAACGCGCTGCCAAGCAGAAGCATTGGGGAACACGCGTGGTCGAGCATCCCGATTATTTGGGAGACTTTACACTGCGTATTGAAGATATAGATGCCGAGCAAGTGTTCCCAGTTGAAGCAAGTTACTGAGGACACCCACCGGGACTGGTCGGTGTTGCTGGCAACCCGTAGCAAATGGTTGGGGGAACACGATGAGAGTGCTGGGGCACATGATGCTGTGCCAGGAACAAAGCAAGATTGATAAGGAAAAAGAACATTTTGATCTCCTGAAAGATATTACGGTGACCGGAGAAGGAACGGCTAATGTACACATGTGAACAATTCGTGGATAAATTTTTAGCCGTTGCTCGTAACGTGGCATGGAACAACACTCGTGTTTACACATTAACTGATCACGACCATGAAGACCTACTTTCCGAGTTGCGCTATCGTGTTGTCCGTTGGTATTACCGTTATCCGAATCATGTAGGAAAAGAATCGGATGCCTGCCTTGGTTCAATGATCAAAATACATTTGAACCACAAAGCACAAGAGTACTGCAGAACTCGTTTAAAACATCATTTTATTCCCTGTATTCGGCTGGATCATGCTAGTAATACGAATCAGAATGACCATGAGTTACCTGAGATAGAAGATCCTCGTCAATTAAAAGAGTTGTTGTCTGCTGAGAACAACTGGATTTGGAGCATCATAAAGCATCTGGATAAAGAGGATCAGGATCAGCTTGTGGAATACATGCAAGGTGGATTTAAGACCGAATACATTCATGTCGTGCTGCGAAGATTCAAACGAGTTATGCGATGCATAAAAGAGGGAAGACCAATTCCTGCCGTTTGGAAGAGGCACAAGAATGATCCTCCGCGACCTCCAAGGAAACCCAGGGTGCACCACAAACTGAGCAAGCCGATTGATTGGGAAGTGAAGAAATGGGACAACAGCACATTGACTCCTGTTGTGCTTGATGCTCTAAAGAGGCACAACAACCAATGGGACATAGCAAAAGAAATTGGAGCGAGACCAAACTCTGTAGGGCCAACTCTCCAAAGACTTCGGGATCAGGGACGAGTTGAGCACCTGGGGATTGATAATTGGGTGCTTGTTAAAGACCAGCAGGGATAGGATGCGGATAGCATCTTGTGAATGTATAGGCGCTCTTCAGAGATCACCTGGGATTTCATATCGTCTAATTTGTTGCAAATCATATCGACTTGTTCATCAGTCATGTTCATGCTGCTCTCCTCCAATGATAATCAGAAACATGTTCGTTGTTAACGGTCCAAGAGTATTCTTCGGAGTTTCCTTCCAAAATAAGTTTCTCCACAAAACCCAGAAATTTTACTTCCGCTGACCAGTCATCTTCATCTACCCCCTCTTTAGAAACAACATCTGTGACGAGGGTCTCGAAAATAGTTACAGTTGGCAACTGGGTGGCATGTAGTGGATGAAAAGACTCAACAGTGCGTTTTGTTAAACATCCTAATTTGTTCAACTCCAAGCATCTTTCGAAAACATCGCCAGCGGGGTCTCCATAGAAGTTATCAAAGCGGATTTCGATCTTTGCTGCGGGTTCTTGTGTCATGATGTTCTCCTACTACAGTCTACTGCACGGGGAAGGAAAAGAATTAAAACGCAAACCACCTCCTGTTGTGGGAATCTCACCCGCAGTCCAGGAGGTGGTGTTCTACAAGAAGTAATTGTGGAATACTGGCGAGGATCAGGATCGGCAATTAGTTTAATTAGGAACTTTTGCGTGTCATCATATAAGACAAAATTAGAAAACAAGTATCAGATAGGAGGAGGCTGTAAAATGAGGACTTTTAACCAGTACCGTAAAAAATTGATGGGATTGATAATTGCCGATGTAATATCTCAACGGCACTTAACTCTTAAGCAGATTGCTGCAATCCATGAGGTCAGCATCTCAACTGTAAACGCTTACATGAAAAGCTGTAAGATTAGTCGAGGCAAGGGCAAACGCCCAATTAAATTGGCTGAACGAAAGAAATCAGTAATTGAACAATACGTGGACATGTCGCCGGAGGAACGGCGGATAGAGATGGAGACGCGTTGTCCACTACCTGGTGACCTGAGACCAGCAGCACGAGTGGAGATGACGACCGAAGAGCGCGTCGCTGCGTTTAAAGCGGGCAATCCAAAGCGGGATGATAGCAAGACAATCAAACCCGGTCAATTTCCTGTGGATGGTGGGGAATGAACTTCGAAGGCTGGACATGGGAAAATGGGGATCGTTTTCTAATTAAAGATGATTATGCAATTCCTTTACACAAGTTTAGGACTCTCGCTCATTTAGCATTTTGGGTAGAGCATATGGCACATAAACCTTGGATTAAAAAGAAAGACATTGTTGTGCTTGTCCAACTTTATATGCATTTGGAGAAATCCAATGTCCAATAATCCTATTCACATTAGACTATTGAACCGTCGTCTTCTAAGCAATCAACGAGGAGAATACCACTCCGTTTTCCATAAACAGAAACATCTTCATTGGATTGCCACCTGCCCTAAGAATGGGGATCCGGATTATCAGTGGGATATCCTGCGCAACATTGTGCTTTATGAAAGAGAGCATAAATGCCTTCCGGGATTGGCTGCTTTAGAAGAATTTTGCGTAGGGCATGCGTTGCCGGAAGTTTGCAACGGCTGGATCACATTGAAGGAAGCTATTGAAGAGCTGAAGGGAACAACTTCCGAAGAGCTGGAAATGTTTTCGGATTTGCCTCTTCTCTTTTCTCAAGTCAAGAATGATGCTCTAAATTTGTATTATCTTTTTGCGTATGCGCAGGCGGCTCGCAAACTTTTCACTGCAAAAGTTCCTGGCCCTGCAGCAAGCGAGGAAACTCTAAATGAGTTTATCGCTGGCGATCCCTTCCGGAAGGATGATGATGATGAGGACGACGAACCTACTGGGTTGGAATTGCTAGAAGAGCAAGTTAAAAGCACATCACTAAAGCATCCTGAGCTGCTGTTCCCTTATGAGGCTATACCTACAGGTCGCTTAAAGAAAATTGTAGACAAAGCTTGTGAAGGAGGAGTGCCCGCAGGGTTGGTTGTCCCGGCTTTGCTTGCAATAGCGAGCGCAATACCGGTCAAAGACCGCATGGATGGCAACCGCATCAATTTCTTTGTAGTGCTGCTCGGTCGTGTGGGTTGTGGTAAGGACACGGCTATTGATCGTGTCTTGCGTGTACTCGGAGTATCCGATGATGAATCCTTTGTGGAGAAGTTCTCGCCAACGGGTGGCCGCAACATCCTCGCTCCTATGATAGGAATGCCCGCGACAAAAGACAATCCTTTCCCTGAGCCCGGTAAGTCTCGTTTGGTCTATATTTGCCCAGAATTGGATGAGATATTCAAACCAGGCAAGATGGATGGAAGCAACGTGCTCGAAGTGTTCCAAAAGCTGTATGACCACAACGTAGGCAAGTTTGTGGACAAACGGGGAACTATGCAGCGGACAGATTGCCGCTTGTCTTTTCTTAGTGCAAAGGCCGTGGGAGATGATGAAGTGGATGCGGAGAAGTTCCGTGATTCCTTTGGTGACGCAACAAGCGGAGGAACATTGTCCCGTCTTGTGTTTGGATTCTACGAGGGTAAGATCATGCCCAGTAAGATCCGTAATTGGGAAGTTGAGCCACAGTTCCATACACAGCGAAATTCATATATTGTAGAGACCGATTACACGGGACCAATTCCCGTGGAAGAAGTGCATCATCTGGTAGATGAATTGCGTAAATTTGAAGTGTTGGGATTTGCTCCCGGTCTGGAAGAGGAATACCAAGCAAGGGAAGAGGAGATATTCCGCACAAAGGACTGGTCCGGTCGTGACAGCCAACATCTGCAAAAAATGGCGGTACTGCTGAGCTTGTTGCAAGGGGATGCATATATCCAAAAGCCAATCTGGGAACTGGCATGCCGGATGTCTGAATGGCAGGGGAGAATTCGTGAGTTTTTCCAGGCCAGCAAAGCACGAAAGATTAGCATGGGCGAGTTCAACGAGAAGATTGCGTTGGCTGTAAAGGATAACATCCTTCGTTATGATTCATGGCCAGCAATAGTCAAGAAAAAGAATTTCAAGCTCAAGGGCAGCAAGATCTATGTGAGGTGGAATTATCTGTACAACAAGCTCAACTGGCACAGCGTTGGTTGGGATGCGGACAAGGCGATTGACAGCATGGTGCGAGGCGGAAAGCTTTCCTACATTGATGAGCCGCGCTATGATGATAACGGCAAGGAGATACCCGGATGCGACAAGAAATGGATCACAGGGTAATGTGTGTTGATTACGGTATTTGATGCGTTACTGAGAAAATGGGTCAAAAAACAGTGGACTCAGAAACCACTAGTCGTAACGGATAATGTCTCATGGAGAGATAGCCTTAAAAAGAAGAAGAATAAGTTCAATAGAATGAATATGTATTATTTTATGATTAAGAATAACCCATCAAGTAACTATCAAAATAACGTGGGAGTAACGCAAGGTTCTGTTGACTCAAAAATCACCAAATTCTAATCCGGGGCTACGTGTCCACATGTCAGATGGGTTTTTCCTGCTTAGGATATTGTACTGAAATGAGTCAACTGTATTGTCGGGCTTGGTTGCCTGATCATGTCCTGTCACACCACAACAATCAACACATCCTCTGTGCCACCGATACCCCTAAT